GCTTCTTGTCCTGTGTAGACGTTTTGCTTGAGGCGTTTGTTTTCCTCAATTAACTGCTGTGCTAGACGCTCCAGCTCTTGTTTCTCACGCATTGTGGCTTCTTTGACACGGCGCTCGTCGTGACGGGCGTGGGTCAACTCCTTAATGCGTCCTTTGACTTTTTCAGAGTAAGTCTCAATCTCTTCGTCGGTAGGATCCAACACTTCGCGGTCTAAGGGTTTACGGCCCCTGTCGCGCTCAGGCGTGTCGTCTTCAATTTCAATTTCTACGTCGCCTTCGCCTTCGATTTCAAACTCGACGTCCGCCGTTTTCTTATCTTCAATTTCGTCAGGGAACTTGTAGGGTTCGTTCATATTCTTCCTTTCAAGCGCGGGTCAAGCCGCGAGGGTCTAGCACAACAGCATCAACTTGATCGTCGTTGATGAGACGGAACTCCTTACCAAAGATCTTGAATCTTGTGCCGGAGTAAGTACGTACTAACACAAAGTCGCCCTCTTTACACCATGCTCCGTTGGGAAACTTGGCGGTGTCTTTATACGCATCGGGGCCTACGCGTAATACAAACAACACCGTGGTGGCGTGTTCTTCTTGACGCATAGTGGCGGTATCTCTTACGAGATCCAGTGATGTACCTGCAATCTTTTGTTCGACTTCAGGAACTACGCAGAGCAATTTCCAACCTGTGGGGCTGGGCAGTGCACCTGCTTTTGTATCGTTATCATCATCTTCGTCAGGCTGTTCGACTGGCTGGATGTGTGGCGGCAACGAAATACCGGGGGGCAAAATCAATCCTGATTCACTCATGTGATTCTTCTACTTTCTGCTGCAGGTCAAGGAGATAACGCTCTGCAAGGGCTAGACCCGAAATAATCCCGCAGAGTTTTTGATATTCATCGAATGTTCGACATGCTCCACCGGCGATGTCGTCGGCGTAGTTGTTCATGTCAGTGCGTATTTTGTCGCGCAATACGCGTGCGAATTCTTGAATCATTTTCTAGAACCTTGGTTTCTACTATTTTGGAGCGCAGCAGTTCGCGCTTGTAAATCCATCTGGGCTTTACTCTTTGCGATGTCAGCACCCATCTGGACGCCGGCACGTTCTTGGTCAAACTGCGTTTTAGCTTGGGACTCTTTAATTTGTGCACCCACTTTGAGGGCGTCGAGTTCCAAACGACCGCTGACCTTTTGTTCTTCCAACTGCTGTTTGTCGGCTTGCGCCGCAGCGTCCAGCATGATCTTCTGCTTCTTCAATTCCAACTCTTGCTGCTTGATCTGCAACTCTTGCATCTGCATCTGGACAATCGGATCTTGCGCTTGTTGCTGGGCTTGTTGTTGTGCTGCCTGCGCTTGGGCTTGCTGCATTACCTGCTGAGCGGCTTGCGCCATCATGCCGGACAAGGCGATCTCAACCTGTGGTGGTAACTTCTCGTCTTCGGGAGGCAACGGCATACCAAGCTGTTGCTCAATCTTCTGACGCATCTGGTAACCAACGTGCTCTGCAATGTGTGCAGTAATTGCCCCCATGATCTTGGGAGCCTGCGGGCTTTGACCAATGAACTGCTGGATCTGAGGATCCTGCAAAAGCATCATGTGTACCTGAATGTGCGAAGCGTGGTCTTGATGCAAGAACGCTTTGAGTGGTGTGCCCTTGAGTGCATTCTGGTTCTCTTGCACTGGATCTGTAGGCTTTTGATCGTCCTCAATTGGCACAAGCTTCTCGGCATTCTTGATACCTAAGACGTTCAACATACCACGGTGAAGTTCTGGCAAGTTATAGATGTCCGGAGCCATCTGAGCCATCTGAATCACAGCTTGGTACTGAATTACGCGCTGGCTCATGGTGGCCGCATTGGGGTCTGACACAGGAATAATGTCGACCTTGTCGTAGTCAGCCTTCTTAGCTTTACGTGAACCGTACTCAGGCTCGTATGTGTAATCTGGGTCGGTGTAGTCGCGGATGATATTCTTCAAGAGCTTCAACTCTTGTTTTAATGCGAAGTGCACGCGAGCCTGAACCGCAGTCATCACCTTCAGTTGACGCTCCAAAAGAGCTAGTGTTGTGCCCACAGGAGCGTTACCACTCATGTCAGACACCTTCATGTCAGCAGTTGCGGCAAAACGGCGGCCTTCATCAACGATGGTCTGCATCAAGTTGAATAGCGTTGCGCTTGGCTCCTTGTACGGCAGAGGCAGAATGCTGTCACGGATATTGCCAGAGGCTACATCGACGTCTCTCCACTCACCGGGGGCGATTGGCGTGTCATCGCCTTTAATACGGAGTCCCCGTGATTTGAGTCCGCCCGGAAGGTTAGATAACGTTCCTGCGTCGACCAACTGACGCATAAGGCTAGTGGCTGACTTGGCAAAACCACCGATAAGGTGGAAGAGGCCAAAACCGTACGCACCAAAGCCGGGGATGTATTGGTAGTGCACAAAGTGCTGGCGCTTGAGTCTGAGTTCATCATCTTCATTCCAGTTACGGCGAATTGACAGGATGTCGTTTGTGCCTTTGATGACGGTGACAACGTACGGCAACATGATGCCGGTTTCTTCTTCCTCGCCGTCGTCATCCTCCGTCATGTCCTCGTAACCTTCAAGGTTCAAGTCCACATGGCACTCATAAATTGTGTAGCGGTCGTCGTTCAGATCGTTAAAGCCGGTCTCTTTGTCCTTGGCTTTTTGAATGTCTGTGCGGTCTTTGGGTGCATCCGGCAGGTCGATGTCCAGATAGAACCCAGCTTGCTGGAGCTTCACAATCTCGTTCTTGGTCTTACGCATAACGTGCGTGACGCGATAGCAAGTATCCAAATCTGTAGCGCCGTAGGGGAGCAACATATCTTCTGCTGGGATAAACATCGAGACTTGGCGTCCCAAATTGGGATCGTAGTACACCTTCTTGAACGCCGAACCTGTAGCTGGCAGTGACCACAGCATGCGCTCATGCTCAGAGCGGTACTCAGTCATGACCTCGGTCAACTCGTAGTTCATGTCCTCTTCGATGTTGGCGGCAATTTCTTTGTTCTCAGGCGTGTCTTTGCCCAAAATCTTAGCGCGTACAGGCCCTTGGGCTGGGAACGTTTCAGTGATTGTCTCGGCTTGGAAGCGCACAACGGCTTCTGTAATCATGGGGTGGAACACACCGCAAGCACCTTGCCATGGCTCAGTGCGCTCCTCGATCTGGAGGCCCAAGAGTTTCAACCCATCAACGTAGGTCTTCTCCCACTCTTTGCGCGACTGCTTGTCTTGGTCAATGTCGGCCATCAAATCACCCGCCAGAGACTGCAAGGCACCATCGTCTATGTACTCGGCCAAATTGTCGTCAAAACCTTCTTCATCGGGGTCTTCTTTACCAATCTGAATCTCCATCCCGTCTATGCCAATGGTGACTTCTTCGGGATCAACGATCTCAATCTCGATGGGGGATTCTTGCTCTCCAAGCGCGTCGATGCCCATTGGTTGTTGGTACAGCGCTTTGTCGATGTTCGTTGCCATGTGTGTTCCTAGTAGTATGCGTGTGACTTACGGCGGAAGACTTCTGGGTCGTCTCTCTCATCCGTGTCCAAACTGATAAAGCCGCCTTGCCTGAAGCGTAGCAGCGCCTGTGTTGTCGTATCCACGAAGTCGTCGTGCTCCCCAACTGGGAAAGCCGCCATCTCTTCAATTACTTCCCGTGCCCAGCGTGTGTCGGGTGCCCAGACTTTACCACTGCTGAATAAATCTGCAACTGCGTTGACACGCACAGTCTTGTCATTTCCCCTCGATGGGCTGAACTCTTGGACTGGGATTCCCATGGCTCTGAGCTCTTGGATCAGTGGTGCTCCGGCGGCTTTTTTCTCAACAATGAAAGCATCCGGCTCCCACTCTTTGTAGTGCTTAAGCGCCACCACCTTAAGCTCAGGGAAAGCCATACGATCTTTAAACGCATCCAGTAGGATAAGCTGGGGCGAGTCATTTTCTTCCTCGTTGTAGAAGATTCCCCACGTTGTGCAGGCGGAATAGTCGGAGTTGTTCTTGGTTTCAAACGCCGTGTCCCACGACTGGATGATGTATTCGCACGTTGGCGGGTCTTCTGCTTCCCAAATACGCCACATCTTTCTAGACACGATGGCCGAGTTCTCCGCCGTAGGCTGCTGCATGTACTGCGCGTTCCAATACCTTGGGTCGATGGATGCCTTTGTGGACTTCAGTGCTTCCAGTGACCACTGCTCTGGCCAGAGGGACTTCTCGTCTTCTTCCCCGTCGTTCAGAATAGCTGGCAGTTCTACGATCTCCCATGGAACCGCCTCTGGGTTTTTGGTTTGGTAGTCAATTAGGCGCCCAGTCAGGTCTAAGAGCGACCAACGGGTCATCACAATGATAATCCCACCACCCGGCATCAAACGCTGTAGTGGGCCTGTCTGGAACCAAGACCATGCCGTATCAAACGCGAGTCTAGAGTTAGACTTTACGTCCTGCTCCGAGTGAGGATCGTCAATAACGAACAGATCAGCACCACGACCAGCAAGAGCGCCCCCGACACCAGCAGCATAGTACTGACCGCCAGCGCTTGTAGACCA